ATAGCAATGTCTTAACGTATTCGTTCCACATCTCCACCACATCCTTCGCCATCTCCAAGTCCTTCGACTTGACGAAGGCGATGAACTTCTTGCCCACCTCTATTGATGAGACGATGTCGCTGTCGTTGCTCATCTGGCGGATGGCGGCCGACAACTTGCGCAGAATCTCAGCCTCTTCGACTGTTGCCACGCGCTGCCCCTTGTCGCGTGCAGCGATGGCGGCGTTCAGCTCCTTCACCTGTTCCTTCATGCGTGCCACCTGTTGCTGAGTGCTCAGCGAGTCGGCGGCCTTGATGCTCTCCCAGTTGTCGTCCTTCGCCCACTTGGCGATGGTTTTCGGGTTCGCCTCCACCATCTCGGCAATCTCCTTCAGCGTGTTCTCGCCTGTGAGGTACAGCTGAAGGGCTATTTCCTTCTTCTTCTTGTTGTTTATTCCCATCGAATTATGTTTGATTTTGCAAATTTAAGGCTTAAAACACAGAAATTCAACGGGTTAAATCCTTGTTAAGCATAGATTTAACGATGGCAGGACGTGATATTCCATGTACGAATTAGGGGGTTGAAATTCAAGAAATTACATTATACTTTTGCAGAAAAAACAGAAAGAAGATGAAGATTTACTTGTATAGCGACATCATGGATGATACGCCGCAGTCTGCCATCTCGGTAGCAGAGCAGTTGAAGGTAGCAGGCGGCGAGGATGTTGAGGTACACATTAACAGTTGCGGCGGCAGTGTGTACGAAGGCTTCACGATTTACAACCTTCTGCGCAACTACAAGGGTGGCGTGACGATATACATCGACGGCATCGCGGCAAGTATTGCCGGAGTCATTGCGATGTGCGGCGCACCTATTTTTATGAGCCGTTACGCGCACCTCATGATTCATTCCGTCAGCGCGTCGGTGTATGGCAATGTTCAGGAGTTCCAGCGCATGATGAAGCAGATGCTGGTGCTACAGTCTTCAATCGTGAAGATAATATCAGAGCGTACGGGCATGAGCGAGGAAGATGTAAACACCAAGTTCATGGACGGAGAAGACCACTACATTGGCGCAGAAGAGGCACAGAAAATGGGACTCATTGCAGGGATTTATGACGAAGAGGGCGACACGCCCGAATCTTCCGACATAACAACAGTTTATAATTTCGTAAACAATTTAAGAACAAGAAGAATGTTATTTGACGACATCAAGAAGGTGGGCGCGTTCAGCGGATGCGCCACCGAGCAGGACATCGTAAGCAAGGCAACGGAGCTTGCAGGAGTGTCCGGCAAGGCTGCGATTCTCGAAGCCGAGAACCGCGAATTAAAGAAGAAGCTCGCCGAGGCTGAGGAGACACGCCTTCAGGGCATCGTAGACGAAGCCGTACGAGCTGGCAAGATTGAAGATTGCAACAAGGGCGCATTCCTTGCAATGCTGAAGGCCGACGAGGCTAACGCCGTGAAGTTCCTTGAGAACTTGAAGGCAAAGACAACAGCACGCGCTGCCGACTTCATCGAGAAGGGCAACAAGCCCGACGAGTTCGAGAACAAGACATGGGACGAGCTCGACAAGGCGGGCAAGCTCGTCGAACTGAAGGAGCAGAATCCCGAGCTCTTCAAGTCTCTCTACAAGAAGACATTCGGCGTTGACTACAAGTAACAAATTATCAACTATTTTTAAGAAGAAAAGAAATGGCATTAAATGTTGAAATCTGGAAGCGCGAGATTGTGAACGGCTTGTTTGCCGACAATTCATTCGCTGCAAACTCTGTTGACGACTCGGCATACGTCAACTCCAAGACCGTACATGTGCCGAACGCTGGTGCTCCTTCGGGTGTAGTTAAGAACCGCGCAGAGCTCCCGGCATCAATCACAACGCGCACCGACTACGACCTAACCTACGACATGGCGGAGTTCACCACGAACCCAATCCGCATCTCCAACGTCGATAAGGTGGAGCTGAGCTACGACAAGAGAAACAGCATCCTCGCGATGGACAGAGCCGAACTCATCGAGAAGGTTCACGAGGCTCTCATCCGCGACTGGGCGACAGGCATCACCAACAAGGTGGTTACGACCGGCGACAGCGTAGCCCCTACGGTAGCCAGCGCGACGGGCAACCGCAAGGCGTTCACTAAGGCAGACGTTCTTTCTGCTGCGTACCTGTTCGACAAGCAGAACATCCCTTCAGACGGCCGCTTCATCCTGTGCGACTCTAAGATGTACTACGAGCTTCTGGCATCGCTCACCGAGAGCGAGAGCAACGCGTTCCTTGCAAGTGCAGACGCACAGAAGGGCATCCTCGGCAAGTTGTACGGATTTACATTCTACAACCGTTCGAGCGCGCTCAGATGTACAGCAGCCGGTGCTCTTGCAGCAGCTGACAGCACAACCGCAACAGATGGCGCAGGCTGCCTTGCATGGCAGCGCGACTGCGTGAGCCGTGCGCTTGGTGAGGTCAAGATGTTCGCACAGAACGACGACCCTACATACTACGGCGACATCTTCTCATTCTTGGTACGAGCTGGCGGTAAGTATCGTCGCTATGACAAGAAGGGTGTTGCAATCATCTATCAGGGAACACCTGCGTAAATTATTGATTTAGCATTAGTTAAATATGAGTTTACCGCGAGTTAAAATACAGTTTCTCAACGGCTCGCTCGGCACTGTGCCGGAATCATCCGACGGCCTTCTTCTGATGGTGTGCAATGGCACGGCCGTCAGCACGACCTTCGCGCTGAATACAGCCTACGAGATAAAAAGACTCGAAGCCCTCACGGCTCTCGGTGTTAACGCTACGAACAACCCGACACTATACAAGATGGTGTCGGAGTTCTACAGCGAAGCACCCGACGGCACTCGCGTGGTTGTTGCGGCAGTACCTGCTGCCGTAACAGTTCCGAAGATGGTGAACAAGACCATCGACGCTGAGGAGAACACCGGCTTCGTGCGCTCGATACTTGAACAGTACAAGGGTGAGATTCGCGGCGTTGTTGTGGCATATAAGGATGCCACAGCAGCCGCCACCACTCACGCCATCGCCGAAGATGTGCTCACAGCCCTGCCTCTCGCTCAGCAGCTCGCAGAGTGGGCGGCAACAGACTTGCACGCACCAATCTTCGTTATCCTCGAAGGCCGCAACTATAGCGGCTTCACGTCAGACCTCACAGACCTGACCTCGAACGAATACAACCGCGTGGGCATCATGCTCGGCGGCACGGCTGCCGACGGCTCGGCATCGGTGGGCATGTTGGCAGGACGCATAGCGGTGTCGCCAGTACAGCGCAATGTGGGGCGCGTCAAGGATGGCGCGCTATTCCCGCAGCAGCTCTACCTCGGCGACAAGCTCATCGAGACTGTCATGGATGATGTGGAGACTGCCTACGACAAGGGCTACATCGTTGCAAGAACTTACGCCGGCAAGGCTGGATACTTCTTCGTGGACGATCTTCTCTGCACGGCACGCACCGACGACTACGCGAGCCTCGCGAACCGCCGTGTAGCAGACAAGGCGGCACGCATCGCATATATCACGCTGCTGAACTTTATGCTCGACGAGATAGAACTGAACAGCGACGGAACAATGCAGCCGGCTATCGCGGCATACTGGCAGCAGTCTGTTGTCAGTGCCATCGACAAGCAGATGACGGCGAACGGTGAGCTGAGCGCAGACGACAGCCAGAGCGGATGCAAGTGTCTCATCGACACTACTCAGAACGTGGCAAGCACCTCGAAGGTGAATGTAACGTTAAAGATTCGCCCGTATGGCTATGCGCGATTCATTGATGTAGAACTCGGCTTCTTAGTCGAATAAATGTTTTAAAACATGTTTAATTCAAGAGAATATGAATGGGCAGATATTACTGTCGTTCTTGGCGGCCGTGACATTACTGGTCTTCGGTCTATCCGTTACAAGGAGGCACAGGAGAAGGGAGCAGTGTACGGCAAGGGAAACAGACCGCAGGCTATCCAGAAGGGCAACAAGTCCTACGAGGGAAGCATCGGCATGCTCCAGTCCGAAGCCCTCGCTCTTGCAGAGGCAGCCGGTGGCAGCATTCTTGATGTGCGCGATGCGAAGATTGTGGTGCAGTATGGCAACCCTTCTCAGGGCGACACTATACACATTAAAGATGTGTTCGGCATTGAGTTCACCGAGGATGAAACGAGATTCAAGCAGGGCGACAAGTTCCACGACGGCGAGTATCCTTTCATCGCTCTCGGCGTGCGCGAGGTCAAATAGCATGCAGATGGAGCAACTGTATTATATGCAGCCTTTCGGTTCATCGCTCTCGGCGTGCGCAAGGTCAAGTAGCACATCGCCCCGCGAATATGGTATAATGTTGGCAAATTCGAATAAGAGATGGAAATTACACAAGAGAAGATAGAAGGCTGGAAGAAGCAGCACGGCGACATCTACCTCATCGAGGTGGAAGATAAGGCGTGCGTTGTTCGCAAGCCTAACCGTAAGGACTTATCCTTCGCCATGCTGCTGAAGGATGATCCTATCAAATTCAACGAAACGCTCCTGAACAATCTCTGGATTGAGGGAGATGCCGAGATTAAGACAAACGACGACTATTTCCTCGCCGTATCTTCACAGCTTGGCGAACTTCTCCAGATTAAGGAGGCGACGCTAAAAAAGTTGTAGAGGCGGCTTCGGGCAGATATGAGGATAACCCTATCCTCTACATCGACACGGAGCTCCGCCATCATCTGCACATAGACACTGACAACATAAGCGACGAGGAATGGGCGGCACGGTTCGCCATCCTCTGCGAGATAAGGAAGAAAGAGGCAAAAGGTAACAAGGGATGAAGACAGTAGATTTCCTGCTTAATTTCAAGGCTAAGACGGATGCGGTGACGCGCGCGACATCTCAGATGGAGCAGAACATCGACAAGGTAGAGAAGAAGGCTTCGGGCTTC